ACAGTCCTCAGAAGAGACTATAAAAAATATGATCGAAGCAGAAAACAAAAAGAATATTGGTAAGATGAGAAACAGAAAAATGGTTAAAGATGCCATCGACAATGTTTCACCAGGATTTGTAAAAGGGGATAGAAAATATAATGCGCAACTTGTTGCAGAAGACTTAGCAGAAAAAAAATTTGGTAAAGAGTTTTATGATTTAGATCAAAGACAACAAATAGATCTCTACGGTGAAGCACTTGATGGATTAAGCGTGGACCCCGATAAATTTGCACAAGGTGGACGTGCAGGATTTTCAAAAGGTAAGCTTGTAGATCTTGCAAGACGTAAATTTTTAAAAGCAGCAGCGGGAGTTGGTGCAGGTATCGGTGCACTTAAAACAGGATTACTAGGTCTTGGTAAAGAAGCAGCACCTATGGTTGAAGCTGCAAAAGAAACCGTAACCAAAGCTCCAGATTATTTCTTTGCATTAGTTGATAAGATTAAAAGATTTGGAAAATCAGTTGATGACCCAGTCGCTGATCCAAGAGTTGAACGAACTTACAGATACAAAAACTATGAGTTAAGAGAAAATGCATTTGGTGATCCAGGAGAAACTATTGTTACAAAAACAGATGACATGGGTGAGTTTGGTTACAAAGAAGAGTCTATGAGATTTAAAAAAGGTGGACCCACAGAGGATGGTGTAGTGCCAGACGAGTATGAGGAATTAACTGTAAGACCAGATGTAGAAGGTAAATTAAAAGATGTCGAAGATGGAATTGAAGATGTATCAGAGATTATAGAAGAGGCTACAAAATCCTCACCACCAATCAAAAAAGCAACAGGCGGTATCGCTAGAATGTTAGGAGAGTAATGACTCCAAAAGAATACAAACAGATGATGGACTACCTGACTCGATCAGGTGTTAGAAAACAAGTCAAGTTTGCATCAGATATCGCAAGACCAGATCCAAAACCACAAGTGCAGGAGATAGAATTATTTAACCAGTTTAACAGACGTAATCCACGAGCTGATGGTGGACGGATCGGGTTTAAAAAAGGAAAACAAGCAACCGTGTTAACACCTCAAATGGTTGTGGATATTGCAGAAAAAAATCCTAATTTTACAGCAACAGATATTTTTAACAAACTTCAAAAAAATAAAACAAAAAATTACGTAACCTCTAGAGGCACTCCTATAAATAGACAGGTTATTAATAGAACTTTAAGTGAAACTTTTGATCTTCAAGCAGCGGAAAAAGCTAAAATTCCAAAAGGATATATTTCAGCACAAGAATTTTTTAATACAGAAGGAATGCCTATTAAAAAAGCAGATTACATGACTGTTAAAAATAGAAATCCTAGTTTGTTAACGGATACTATTGGCAAGAATGCAGTTTTTGTAAAAAGAGGTGAGGGAGGGCAAGGTTCTTTTTATTACAAAAAACCAACAAAAGAGGACATAAAATTATATCAAAGAATAGCTTCTAGAAAAGGTCAATTAAAACCTAACACAATTAATCTTATGTTAGAGTTTAATAAAAAGTTTAATAAGTTGTATGAAAAGGGAGAGCTTCCTACGCTAAAAAAGATACAAGAATCATTTTCTAATGTAACTGCAACCACTGCAGGTAATGTAACAGCTAGATTATCACAATGGTATAATGGAGCAGATTTTATAAACCCAGAATTAAAAGATATAGCTAGAAACAAATCACTAGCAACTAAAATTCAAAAAGCTTCAAGCGCTGGTCAATATGGAAATTTTTATGCAGACCAGGCATACAAAGTTGCATTGGATACTATTGATGAAAAAATAGGAAGACAGGTTGGATCATTTAAGGCATTTAAAGATAATATTAAAACTGCACTAAAAGAAGCAGGACTTCCTATTTATAGTAAGAATAGTCCATTTGGTTTTAATTTAAATGAGATAGCTGGAATAACAGGTGCAGCAAGAACAAAGACAGCTGCATTTTCTGATTTTGTAGACATAGCAGAAGGTAAATTTAATCAAAAACAATTATCTAGATTTCAAAGAGATTTTGCAGAGTTAAGAGAAAAATTAGATAAACTAGATCTTGCAAATAATATTAAAAATAGAGGAGAAGCTCAATCTTTAATAAATAATTTTCAAGATACAATAAAATATTATGAAGAGGCAACTGGATCCAAACTACCTAATGTTGGTTTAGGAACAGCAGATAAATATTATCCTAAAGAACAACTAGCAGATATTGCAAAAGAAAGATTTGTTGGAGAAACAGGTAAAAAGAAAAATAGAATAGTGCCTGGGACAGATTTATTAAGTTCATCAAAAAATGCTGGATACACTGTTATCGTGCCTGAAAATTATAGAACTGTTGGCCAGATTATGGAAACAGGTCAACGAGACGTGTTAAAGAAAAATGTTCAAAATACATTAGAGGGAATGAAAAAATTTTTTAATGAATATGATGAGAAAAAAATGTTACGAAAATTAAGAGACGCATCACCAGAAACATTAAGAAAAATGATGAGGGTAATTCCAAAAGTTGTATCTGTAGAAGATGATTTTTTAAATGCGTATGGTTTTCCATTAACTGCAAGTTTTGATCCTAACATTGGGATTAAATCAATAGAAGAGGATACTTTTGCAAGAAGAAATCCAATTACCACAGGTGCAGGATTATCAGCAGCTGGTACAGCTGCTGTTTTAAAAGCAACAGGTACACCAATTAGAACTGCACTAGGAAAAGCTTTTAGAGGTGCTGGAACAAGACTTGGTGTTTTACCCTTTGCAGCCATGCAAGTAAAATCTAATATAGATAAAGGAGAGAATATTGCTGATGCGGTTGTAGATCCCTTAGTTGGTTTAGAATTATCTTTACCAGGTGTTCTTAAAGAAAATTTATCAAAGATTACAACAAACCCAACAGCTCAAAGAATTTTAAATCTGGGTAGGTTTGCTAGATTTACAACACCTGTTGGTGCAGCTTTAGGTGTTGCAGGATTAGGTGTAGATGCAGCAAAATTTACTAGAGATAGAATCAGAGAACTACAAGCAATGTCACCAGAACAAAGACAAGAATTAAGAAGTGAAGGGGCAAGACAAGCTTTTGATCCTTTTATGGCAGCGGGCGGTGGTATTGCAAAACAAGCTGGTGTATCATCAGGCCCACCACCAGAATCAGGACCAATGTCTCAAGGG